TATTATGCCGCAACTGAGTATAATAGAAAACATTACGGAAAAAGAATTAAACAATTAAAAAGAATGTTAGAGGACGAAAAGTTCTTGGAGTTTTTATCAAATAAAGATTGTAAAGAAGACGCATTATTATTCTTGGCAAAATCTAATGAATTCGATATGTATATTGCATTTAATGAACAATTTGAACCATATATCCACGATAAAGATTTCGGTTTAATCAATCATATGAAAAAAATGTTGAGAGTATTACAATCAGAAAACTTTATCAAAAATAGTAATTCAAGACCACAGGCAAAAAGATATGTAGAAATGTATTTGTGGTATGATAAAGAACCACAAGACGACTTACCAGAGTTGCCTTTTTAAAAAAAATTAAAAAAAAATTAAAAAAAAATCTATTTTGAGATTTTTACATTATATATATGTATATAAGAATTACTTGATTGGTCTCAAGTAAATAGTTCTTTGACAATTTGGAATTGGAAAGTATAGAGAGTAATTAACTCTATATGGGATTGGCAGAATAATGGGTAGACATTTGAAGCCCATAACGCAATCTAAGACAAAGTTGTGGTGACTTGATAGTTGGAAAATATTTTAACTATCTATATCGACAGATATTGTCTAATGTATTTCCGTAAAAAAAATAAGAAGATGATTCTTATGACTCTATTGTAGGTAAGGGTAAAACTGAAATCCTACTTAATGGCTGAATAATCTACACTTGGAGAGATAAAGCATTTATATAGAAGTTGTATTCACATCAATGAGGAATAACCACCTTGAGATGAACTATCGTAACTGATAGATATAAAGTTTAGAGTTAAAAAAATCCAAGACGGAAATTGTGAGTAATCATTAATCTCACATCCCCAACATATTCCAAAGAATTTAAAGCCCCAGCGATTTTTAGTTTCCACCTTTTATACAGACTTAAAAAACAATGGGGCTTTTTCTTAAAAAAAATAAAAAAAATTATGTTTTTACAAATATATATTATATTTATTATTGTATCAGGTTATACTGATTAACAAATGACAAATGAAAAATAAAAATAGGAGAATGAAAAATGGACTTAAATGCAATTCGCAAACGTCTCGGTCAATTACAGACCACAAACAATCGCACATCAAGTTTATGGAAACCACAACCAGGTAAAACACAAATTCGTATAGTGCCTTACACATTCAATAAAGATAATCCTTTCATTGAATTATTCTTTCACTACAATTTGAACAATCGTTCTTATTTATCACCAATCAGTTTTGGTCGTCCAGACCCAATTGAAGAGTTCGCACAGAAACTCAAAGCAAGTGGTAATAAAGAAGATTACCAATTGTCTAAGAAATTGGAAGCAAAGATGAGAACTTTTGCACCAGTTATCGTTAGAGGTGAAGAATCACAAGGTGTTAAATTTTGGGGATTTGGTAAAACGGTTTATCAAGAACTACTATCAATCATAGCTGACCCTGATTATGGCGACATAACAGACCCAGTTAATGGTCGTGATGTATCGGTTGAATTCATTTCAGCAGAAGAAAGTGGTGCAAGTTTCCCTAAAACAAACATTAGAGTGAAACCTAATCAAACACCAATTTCTGATGAACCATCAGTCTTAGAGTTAGTTAAAACTTCTCAAAAAGACATTACTGAAATTTATCAAGAACAATCATACGAGGAACTAACCAATGTTTTAAACGAGTGGTTAAATCCAAGTGATGACTCAACAGAAGAAGCAACACAAGAAAAAGTAGAAACTTCTGAGTTGGGAACTTCTAAAGTGAAAGACACTTCAGAAGCTTTTGATGAATTATTCAATTCTTAAATAATAACAATATGGGGGTTGAATAGTCAATCCCCATTAAATATGGAGTATTAGAATGTCAGTAAATGATGTATTGGCTAAAACATTAGCCGACTCTTTGAATAAAAAATTCAAAGACACAAACAAAGTGGCATACTTCTTAGACGGAAGTGATACCACACCAACAGATATCAAGGAATTTATCTCAACAGGTAGTTCTACCTTAGACTTGGCTATATCAAATAGACCAGACGGGGGTATCGCAGTTGGAAGAATTACAGAAATCAATGGTTTAGAATCAAGTGGTAAATCTCTACTTGGTGCACACATCTTAGCAGAAACTCAAAAGAAAGACGGAGTAGCAGTTTATATAGATACTGAAACATCAGTCAGTCAAGAGTTTATGGAAGTCATTGGTTTAGATTTAAATAAGATGTTATACTTACATTTAGAAACCGTAGAAGAAATCTTTGAAGCAATTGAAGAAATCGTAACACAAGTCAGGTCATCTGATAAAGATAGATGTGTAACGATATTGGTTGATTCATTAGCAGCCGCATCAACAAAAGTTGAAATGGAAGCTGACTACGACAAAGATGGTTGGGCGACATCAAAGGCAATCATTATATCAAAAGCTATGAGAAAAATCACTCAGATGATTGGAAAACATAACATAGCATTGGTATTCACTAATCAATTAAGACAAAAACTCGGAGTAATGTTTGGAGACCCTTGGACAACAAGTGGTGGTAAAGCATTACCATTTCACGCTTCAACTCGTATTAGATTAAAAAATATGGGACAAATCAAAGATAGTGGAAAAAATGTGCTTGGTATGAAGTGTAGAGCACAAATAGTCAAGAATAGATTAGGTCCACCTTTGAGACACGCAGACTATGATATGTATTTTGATAGAGGTATCGATAACTATGGTGGGTGGTTAACCGTGATGAAAGAGCATAAACTTGTTAAGTCAGGTGGTGCTTGGTATACATTAGTAGACCAGAACGGAGATGAACATAAGTTTATGTCAAAAGATTGGGAAGACTTAATTACCAAAAATGACGAACTAAGAGAATATGTTTATCAACTCATTTGTGACAAGGTCATATTACAATACAAAGAAAAACTTGGTATTGATGATGTAGAATTCACAGATGAGGTGCTTGGTGATTAACAAAAGACACCTATCGATTTTAGACGAAATCAAAAAATCTGGCGGCGAAATAGATAATGAGAAACCTAATGACTCGGTTTTATTAGTTGACGGCATGAATTTATTCATACGAGTATTTTCTGCCATACCAACTACTAACGAGGACGGAATCCACGTTGGTGGAATAGTTGGTTTTTTAAGGTCATTAGCATTTTCTATCAATATGATTAGACCTACCCGAATACTTGTTGTGTTTGACGGTAAGGGTGGGTCTAACCGCCGTAGAAAGATATTCCCACAATACAAAATGGGACGAAAGATGTCGTATCGTTTAAATCGTGCTAACAACTTCTTGACAAGAGATGAAGAACAGCAGATGATGATACGACAACTAAATCGTGTTGTGGAATACTTAGAGTGTTTACCAGTATCCATAATTAATATGGAAAATTGTGAGGCAGATGATGTAATTGGTTATTGTTCTAAACACATTTTTAAAGATAACAAAACCACAATACTATCCACAGACAAAGACTTTCTGCAATTGGTTGATGAAACCACAAGGGTGTATTCACCTACTAAGAAAAAAATGTATGACGAACAAAAAGTATTTGAAGAATATGGAATACACCCAAAGAATTTTTTATTATTCAGAATGTTTGACGGAGACAAGTCAGACGGAATACCAGGTGTAAATGGTATTGGAAAGAAAACACTTATAAAGTTATTTCCATTTATGAAAACGGAACAGAAATATTCGTTAGATGACATTTACAGAAGTGCCGAAACACAGAAAGTTCCTTTGTGTGAAAAGATATTACAATCAAAAGATTTATTAGATATGAATAGAAGACTTATGGATTTAGATGATAGTATTATATCTGGCAATACAAAACTTAAAGTAAAAGAAATAACAGAAAGGCCAATACAAAGAGTAATCAAACATAGATTTCAGAAGATGTTTTTAGAAGATAAGTTATATCAAGCATTACCTAATCTAAATAGTTGGTTGGCAACAACATTTAACAAACTAAATTTTATAGCAGAGGAGACCCATAAATGAATAGACAACTAATCAATGGTGATTGTTTAGAAGAATTAAAAAAACTTGATGATAATTCAGTAGATTTATTATGCACAGACCCGCCGTACGGTTATGGGTTTATGGGCAAACATTGGGATACATTTAAAGAAAAAGACTCTACGAAATCTCAACAAGTTGGTTGGATGAGTCCAGGTATGAAAAAAGACACTTATGGTATGAAAGAATTCTTTGACCCGATTTGGAAAGAGTGTTTACGAGTATTGAAACCAGGCGCTCTGGCATTTGTGATGTCGGCACCAAGAAGTGATGTTCAGACGATTATGTCTCAAACTCTACGAGACGCAGGATTTGATATTAGTTTCACACCAATCTATTGGACTTACGCAAGTGGGTTTCCAAAAGCAATGAATATCGGTAAGATGATTGATAAACGACAAGGGAACAAAAGAGAAGAAGTAGAAGACCCACAATCAGCAAAAAGAAATAAAACTAAATCAGATAGAGAAGTTTACGGAGATTACAAAGATACTGACTATAAAGTTACAAAAGGTAGTTCAGAATTAGAGGGAAGTT